CGACTCGGTCGAGCCGTCGATCGCGCCTTTCCGGATCGTGTACCGGATCGAGGAGCGGACCCATGGGAGGAACGGCGTGGACAAAACATCGTCGTTCCGCTCTTTCCACTCGAAACGATCCAGCGCGTAGTACTGGGTCCCGCGCTTGAGGTCGACCCCCATCACCTTCATGAAGTCGGTGATCGACAGGTCGGTATCCAGGTCGTACTCAAGAGTCCCGGCGGTCGCCGTGAACTCGTTTGGCGCCGCCAGGTACCTGGTGGGCTCCGCCTGGGTGAGTAGGTCCCACAGCTCCGCGACGGACTGGTCGATCATCACGATGGCTTGCGCCTGCGTGACGACGCCGCCCACGACCTGATCAGCCAGGGCGCGGGCAGCGTCTTCGATCTGCAGTCGTGTGCGGGTCCGGGCCACCTAGACCACCAAAGCGGAGATGTTCAGGTAGGCGTTCTGGCCCGGCTCGTCGCAGCCGAGCTGGAAGTACCCGCCGAGTCGGCCCTCGTAGGCGTCCGCGGTGGTCTGCCGCAGGATGATCCCGGCCTCGTCCTCGTTGAGCCACCCGACCAGGTCGCCGAGCGAGTACAGGACCCACGTGTCGAGCGCGAGCGCGTAGGCCGTTCCCTTCGGGATGAACGGGTCGGCGTACACATCGACCGGCCCGGTGGGCCCCATGATCTTCAGGGTGGCGTAGCCGACCGTGGCGTACTCGCCATCGGCGTCCTGGGCGCTTCGAGTGTAGGTGTCCTTGGCACCGATCTCGTTCGCGAACTGCGCCCAATCCTGCGGGTTCATGCCGATGCAATCGACTTTGTTGGCCCCCAGCATGTGCATGCGGGAGAGCACGTCGACGAAGAACCGGGCGAGCGTGCCGTGCGTCACTTTGTTGGCGGTGTACTGGTGCCCCGCCAGCTTCATGGGGGAGACGGATCGGTCGACACCCTGGAACGAGTCGCCGGCCGCCGGCGCCGTCGCCGGGACCCAGCCCCGGATCCCTGCCATGCCGAGGCCGTAGTCGCCCTCGGGGAACAGGTAATCGTTGGCGGCGAAGTTGCCGCCGGCATCCCAATTGCCGGACGCCTTGGTGATCGTACGGGCGACGTGGTCGACGGCCGAGATCGCGAATGCTTCGCCATCGTCCGCGCCGCCGCTGCTGCCGTCGGTGTCGTCGGATACGACACTCTGCCCAACCTCGAAGTTGAGCATGTTGGTGTCGGTCGTGAGCGTGAGCACGGTGGACGTGGATCCGGACAGGATCTGCCCGATCGAACCGCCACTGTTGCCCCACAACGCCGTGCCCATGGCGACCCACAGATTCGAAAGCACGGCGTCGCCGTCCTTCGTGATCTGCTTCAGCGCCTTCAAAGGACTGGCCTCCGCCTGACGCAGCGCCTTGCCCTCGATCGCGAAAACCGCGTAGTCATCGACCAGCGACAGCTGGAAGTTGGCATAGCGGGACGGGCCCAGGTTGGACTGTGCGGTTGAGAACGTCTTGCTTCGGCCGGGCCCCGGCGTGTACCTGATCACGTGGTTGATCAGGTCGCCATCGGCGGTCTCATCCTTGCGGATCATCCCGATCGTGGGCGCGGTCTCGAAAAGATGTTGCTTGAGGGTGTCTTGCGGCCAGTACTCGCGAAGGGCCGCGGAAAGATTGGTGACGGTTGTGGCTGCCATGGCTCCGGGTCAGTCCCCCGGGCCACCGAGGTGCGATGTCAGTCGCTGCTTTGAAGTCGCGCGAAGGCTGCGTCGAGCCTATCGTGTCGCGTTCGTCGTCGTGGTCGGTCTAGTCGCTCGGCGGCCTGGGCGTTGGTGAGGGTTTTCGGCCGCGTCTTCGATTCGGCCGTGTCCTTCATCTCCTTGCCAGGCTTGCCCTTGGCGGACCCGCGAGTTTTCTTCAGCCGCTCGCTCCGGCTTTGGTGCTCCTCGAGGAGCTGGGCCTCAGCATACTCAGCGATCCGTTTCAGGTCAAACTTCTCGCCGGCGCCGGCCAGGATGTCGGCGATCTCGTCGCCGCGCGCCCTCTGTTCGTTGAGTGAAAGGCTTGAAAGCAAAGGGTATTTTGCTTCATCGGCCGCCACCTCGGCCCATCTCCCATAGATCTCGTCGGCTTGTGCTCGCTGCGCCGCGGTCTTGCGGGCCTCCTCGCCCTCGCCGAGCTTCTCCTGCAGGGCCTCCAGCTCTTTCCGCATGGCGGCGAGTTCATCGCTGGACTGAACCTTCTCGGGCTCGAGGATCTGTTGGTTGAGGCGTTGGACGGTTTCGGCGGTGAGTTGCCCGGTCTCCTCCAGGAACTTGATCGGGTTGCGGGCGAGCAGGGTGAGCTTTTCTTCCAGCTCGCGCTCCCTCGCCTCGATCCGGGACTCGCGTTCGTTGGCCTCGGCGGCCTCGCGTTGTGCCTGCTCTCGCTCCTTACGCTTCTCGGCGGCCCGCTTCGCGAGTTCCTCGAGCGGTTCCGGCTTGGTCGCCTCGGCCTCGGCGGCGGCATCCTCGGTTTCTGCTGCCTGTTCGGCCGCGCTCTCCGTGGCCTCCGTGGCATCGGATCCCCCGGGATCGGCGGATTCCTCGGCCTTGGCCTCCGCTTCGGCGGCGTCGGCCTGTCTCTGCATCATGCCCTGAGCGGCCGCGAGTCGAGCGGATCGAGCCTTGCGCTCGACGCCGGCGCGATCGGGTGAGTCGGCGGTTGGCTGGCCGTCGCCAGTGTCTTGGGTGGTTCCGGGTTCTGATCCGCTTTCCGTTGTCATGTCACTCCTGTCCGCGTCCATCGTCCCGCGGCTGGTTCTTCCGAGTGTTCGATGTCCATGCAGCGCATGTCTGCCGTCGCGTCGCCATAATCGGCGAACACGTGGAGGTTGAGGCGGCCGCTTTCGGTGACGCCGATCACGATCGCGGCCAGGGGCTTGATCCCGTGCCAATACAGAACGGTGTCGCCGACGCCGCCGAGGCCGATCGGTGCCCTTTGTTTCTTTTTCTTGCTCACGCGGCCCCGGGCATGCCTGGCGCCAGCGGCATCGGTCCGGCGGCCCCCGGCGGCGGTCCGGGCGGTCCGGGTGGTGGCGCTTGTGCGCCGGGTGGTGGCTGCGGCATGGGTGGTGGCATGGCTTGCTGGATCAGGGAGTCAGCGAATGCCAGCAGGTCGCGGAGGCGTTGCAGCTTGGTCTCGGGCGCGCCGTCTCGCTCCGCTTGCATGAGTCGGAGCACGCCCCATCGGTGGAGGTAGTCGAGCGGAAGCTCCGGGACGACGCGGGTCTGCTTCCCACGGAGCGCATCTTCCACCAGTTTCTCCGCGAGCTTGCGGCCGGCAAACTTCAGTGTGTTGGCGCGCTCCAGATCCGGCCAGTCCAGAAGCTCGCGGGCCTCGGTCTCGTCGACAAGGCCGGCGCGCATCATGTCCTCGACCTGCTGCAGGCGGCCGGCGGGGGATTGTGAGAGCTGCGACACCGGGAACGTTTTGATCCGGTACTCCATGCCGCCCAAGGATACCTCGCCGTATGACAGGATCTCCAACTCGCCGTCTTGCTCGACCGCGATCTTGAGCTGCTGCGCCGAGTCGTCCTCGTTCTCCTTGGCGTTGTCCAGGATCCGGTCGGTGACGCACACGATCTGCTCCGCCAGGTCCATAAACATCTGCTCGTAGGCTCGGCCGAGTTGCATGTGGCGCACCGATTCGATGTCCTCGTGCACCTGCAGGGCTTTGCCAGAGTTGAGGCCGGGGGGCTTTTGGGCGTGGGCGTTGAGTTCCGAGATCCCCTCCATGTGCAGGGCTCGCTGGATCAGCGTGTCTTCACGCATGAGGTGCTGATCGGACGCGCCGGGCGGTGTGATCACCTTCGGCTCCATGCCAGGGCCGCCCTTGATCCGGATCACCCTCATCACCTCGTTGTCGGCGACGTGCTCGATTGTGACGGCGGCTTCGTCGTAGACGGCGAGGTACACGTTGGCGAGTCGGAAGCCGTCCGAGATTGCCTCTGACAGCATGTTGAGTTCGGACTGCGTGCCCGCCATCTTCTCCACCATGCCGACGCCCCAGAACGATTCTGGGTCACGGCTGGCCCTGAGAAACACGAACGGGAACTCCGGATCCGTCCACTCCTCATCGAGCAGCGTGGCCTTGTCGACGACGATGACGCGGCGGCCGCCATGAGGCTCGCCGTCCTGGTCGATGTACGGGAGTCGCCACGCCTCGACCACGTCGATGAGGTCGGCACGGCTTCGGCCCGTGGGGTCGATCGGCATGCTGGCGCCCCGACTCATGCGCGCGGCCTGGCGGATCTGCTCGGCGTGCTCCGGGAACATGGCCTCTACCACCTCCCGATCGTACGGCTTGACCTGGTACAGGGTCCGGACGCAGTTGTATCGCTCCTCGAGCGGATCCGTGATCAGCTCGCCGACCCAGGTCCGCTCAATCGCGGGGCGGCCCGCCTCCTCGTAGATCTTGATCGCGCCGGTCCCGTAGACCAGCGCGTCATGGCAGATCATCGAGCCGATCGGGTGCGCGGTGAGCCGATAGAACTCACCCTCGAGATACTTCGTGAAACCCTTGGCGCGCTCCTGGGCGCTGTAGTCGCCGCCCTCGGTGAGTACCCATGGAACCGGCCGGTTCTTCACGATCCTGGAATGCAGGCTGTCGACCGCCGAGCGAGTCACGTTGAACCGAGCCTTTCGGCTTCGGTGGATCCCTTGCAGGGTCAACGCGGGCCGGCTCACCTCATCGGTGCGGTCCAGGTACAAGGCTCGCCATGCGTTGAGCGCGGAGATCCGCGTGCTCCCGCCCGTGATCAACGCGCGGACCTGCGCGGCCACCTTCTCGTGCACCTTGGCGCCCTTGTCGGCCTTCCACCACTGGCCCTTCGGTTTCCTAGCCCGAGGCAACGGCTCCCCTTTCGATCTCGGCGATGTCCGTGTGCAGCAGCAGCTCGGACCACTCGCGGGTCCAGTGCGACGCCCGCCAGCCGCGATGATCCGCGCGATCCATGGCGGCGCGGACCAGTTTGAGCGCGATTCCACGACGCCGGGCGATCGGCTTCACGTACGTGAAGTGAATGTAGAGCGGGCGGGTGACTGGCGGGGTGAAGCAGATCCATCCCAGCACGATGTCGTCGTCGTCGGGGTCATCCGACGCGAACACCAGCACATCCGAGTCGTCGAGCAACTCGCCGACCAGGGCCCGGTGTGCCTTGCGGAACGCCCAACCGTTGAGGTCGACGCATCGCGGCGAGCTCGTGAAGCTGTGCGTCCACGTCTTCCGCACCAGCGTGTCGATCTCGTCGCGGGTCGCGGGTCGGACGACGAGGCTCATCCGGCGTCGTCCTTCTCGGGGGTCTCGGCGGAGCGAGCGCGCTCCGCCCAGTCAGGAAGCGCGGCGACGTCCAGCGGCTTGGTCACGTCCATGTCGCGCTGCTCCAGCTTCTCGAGCCGGGTCCGGATCTCGTCGATGTGCTGGCCCAGCGTGAGTAGCGACTTGCGCACCGCGACCTCGGTGGCCTCCATCCGATCCGCGATCCGTGACACCACGATCATCCATCGCGGTGTGCCTGGTGGGTGCCGCGGGGCCGCTTGCCCCGGCTTGATGATCCTGGACTCAGCCATGGCTACAGAAGCCCGCGCACGACGGCGAGGAACAGGCTGTCCTTGGCACGCTGCTCCGGCGGCAGGTCGGAATACGGCACGAGGCATGGATGCGTCTTCAGATCCGGATCCTTGACATCGCCGTAGCTCCACCCGTCGTCGATCTTCTGCCGCACCCACGACGCATGCGACCCCGCGGGCGTGGTCGCCGAGCCGTCGGCCACGGCCCGCACGCCAGCGATCGCTGATGCGCGCTGCCATTCCGGGGCCGCGTCCCACGTGACCTGCGAGTAGTCGCCCAGGGCCTCGCAGAACACCCGGTTCACCTCGTGGGCGGCTCGAGCGATCTCCTCCGTCGAGTGCTTTTGCGGGTCGCCCATACGTCAGTAGCTCATCGGCTTTTTGCCGTTGGTCGCGGTCGACTTCGGCGGGCTCGGCTTGTTGGAGCGCTTCGCGTCCTTCGCCACCTTCTCCGGCGGCTTCGGGTTGGTTTTACTGTGCTTCGGGGGCGCTTTCGGTTTGCTCATGGATTTCACGGCTCCAGACTAGCACGGCGTCTACCTGTCGTAGATCGGTCGCCCCTTCTCTCGCTTCAGGTGCGCCGCGCGCTGCTTGATCAGCTTCGCACGTATCACTTCATCCGGCGACAGCTCCGGCTCTTCGTCGGCGTACAGGTAGTTCCGCAAGGCCCGATGACCGTATAGCGCCGCATGCGCGGCGTCAAGGTGCGATGTCGGATCCTTCCGATTCTCCTCGATATCGGTCCGTTCGTCGTTCCATCGGGCCACCGCGAAGTCGTCCCGGATCGCGTCATTCCGCTTCCCGTCCAGCACTTTCACGCGGTGCGAGAGGATCTGATCCCGGAGCACTCGGAGGGCCGAAGCCTTGTCCCGCTTCTCGGCGGCCTCGACGGGGATCCCCTTGCGCCGCCGAAGTTCCTCGGCGTGCTGCTTCCCCATGCCGCCGGTGTCCATCACGACCCGACACCGGCCTACCTCGCCCCACGTCTTCCGGATGTCGGCCGCCATGGAGTCGATCAGCTGATTTTCCCGGCGCCAGGACGAAACGATCCAGTCGGCGGGATCGTTGTCGTGGGCCGCCCACAACGTGTAACCCGACGCGTTGACCTGGCCCACGTCGATGGCCAGCACGTAACGCCATGCCGATCGGTACTCCGGGAGCGCTGGGGCAGAGTCGACGGGATCCCAGGGGAACGGCAAGCTGTCGGCGTCGTGCGCCCACTGGCCCAGGTACTCGCTGACCCACGTCGGATGGTCGTCGGCCCAGCCGTGGCGCTTCTTGATCTCCGCTGCCAGCCGCGCCGCGTGGGGCAGGTGCGGGTTGTCGAACATCGTGCCGCGGAACAGCGGATCCTTGACGGTCCGCCCGGGCCCGGAGAGCTGGAACCAGTAGCCGTGCCAGCTTTTCCCTGGCGTCCCGGCGTAGATCGTCGGGCCCTCCATGTCGATGGACGCCGGCTCGAGGCACTCGTCGGCCGCGTACTCCAGCACCGACGGCTTCGTCGCGCCGCATTCGTCGATGAACTTCCGGTAAAGCTTCATGATGCCCCGGATCTTGTCGGCCTCGCCCACCGAGTTGAGCCCCAGCAAGTGCACCGTCGACCCGTTGGCGAACGACAGCGCCAGCTCCGTATCGTTGCGGCTGTACTCCATCGGCCCGCGCGGCTCCCTGGCGACGCGCTCGAAGCCGCGGATCGCCAATGCCCTCTTGAGTTCGCCCCAGATCACCTGCTTGGCGTGTAGCCGGGTCTTGGATGTGTAGAGCTGGGCCGTGCCTGGCTTCTCGAAGCACCCGTCCAGAAGCCAGCGGGATGCGCCGACCGACTTGCCGTACCGGCGACCAGCGAGCCAGACCGAAACAAACGCGCCGTTGGTGACGATCGATCGCTGCTGCGGGAATAGGTCGGCGAGGAAGTCGGGCCGCGCCCTTTTGGAGATCGCCCTGCTCTCCAACTCGAGCTCAATGAGCGCGAGTTCAGTCGCCGGATCCAGGGGCATCAGCGTCGGCCTTGAACCGCAGGCTGAAATCCCACTCCCCGCACCAATCCAGGTAGTCGACCTCCGGCCACCCGTGAGCCGCATGCGGCCCGGGGCGTGGTGCGTATCGGTGACATGTCAGAACGTCCGAAAGGCTGCTCTGCCGGGAGTAGAAGCAGTCCTGGCATCGCGGTTCGCGGGCCATCAATGCACCGCCAGCTTCTCCGACAGCATCTTGCGGAGCGCGTTGACCCTCTCATCCAGCTCCTCGGGGGTCTGGTTCGCAATCTCCCGCCTTTTCTGGGCCACCTCGGTGTGCTCGATCTTGTGGACCAACGCACCGGACACGCCAGCGAACAGCTTCAACGCGGCCACCGCCGCCTTCACGTCCGCCCACCGGTGGGTGTTCCCCTTGCCGTCGACCTGGAACGAGTTCAGCGCGCGGTGGTACAGGTTGTCGCACCGCAGCATCAGCATGTCGCGGGCCTCCTCGACCGTCCCGGCCAGCGCCAGCCGGTGGATCCGCATCGCCTCACCACGGATCCGGCCCACCGATGACTCGGCGCAGCCCCATTCCGCCGCGAGGGCTCGAGTCGTCTCCCCGGCTCGCCACTCGTCATTGACCAGCATGTGCAGGACGCGGGCGACCCGGCGGTCCCTCTCCAGCTTCTCGGCGTTCGAGTTCCCAGGCACAACAGGATCTTGGCGCGCGGGGTGAGGCGTGTCAAATCAAAGGGTTGGGAGCTTTCTTCCCCGCCTGCTGGCTTGCTCACCGACTTTTTCGCGAAACCATGCTATTGAAATCGCTCGCGCTTTCTTCTGATCGCGCTTTCTCTCCGTCCCGTTGCTCACTGGATCCCGGGTTTTCGCGGCGGAAGCCGCTTCTGTGAGGCTCGGGGGTGCGGGATCCGATTACCGATGGAGTCCCGCGCGTGGTATGTAACCCTCGGATTGGGCTCGCCGCACTTGGCGCAGGAGCGAAACACCCGGCGGCTGGAGTCATCACGGTAGGGGTCGCTCATTGAAACTTCCACTTCCTTCGAGGTTTGACCACCACGGGCGCCTCGGGGTGTTCGCCCGCGTCCCACCGCGCGAGCAACTCGCGTAGCGTTTCCCTCATGGTCTCCCGCTCCGCACTGGAGATGTACGTCGTGAACGCGTTGGGGTCGTTGGGCTTCTCCGTGAAGTTGAACAGGAGCAGCGTGAAGCCGACGCCATCCGGCAGGGACGCATCGATCTCGCCGGCAACACGTCGGGCCTCCTCCTCAAGAATTGGAAGCGGTGTTGGTTTGCTCATGGTGTCGGCTCCTGGGTGAACGCGTCAAAGTCCCTGCGTCCCTGAGCGACCGCTAGCGGAATCCTCGCGACAGCGTACGGCAGCCGCACTGGATGCCGGGGCTGTCCTCCCTTTGTGAGGCCGAGACAGAAGACGCTCTGCCATCCAGCAAGCTCTTCCAGTTCGTCGATCAGCACGTCTGTTCCGTGGCCCGCCGCCCCCTTCGCGGACCCCCACGCGCAGTGAACGTTCCCGTTGATTCGGACGGCGGAGCGTACGGCGTAATAGTTGGCGGTTCCGTGTCCGAGCCGATCAGGATTACTCATGGCCAACTTCGCGTCCTTCTCACGGAGCGGGTAAGGGTTCACCACCTCAATACCCGGATAACCCCAGCGCCGGGCGAACCCGATGCACCGTCGGATCGTCGCGTCGTCCTTAGTCGCGCCCGCTGTCGAGGGGTTAAGCATGAGCCAGACGCACAACTTGCCCCGCCCCCAGCGCCGCCATAGCCGATAGCGGTAGCGACCACAGTCGCTGATGTCGGCTCCTCGGCCGTTCACGGTGCGTTCTCCAGCGCGTTGGCGGCCCACGCCCTCATGCGAGCCCACCGTTGCGCGGGAGTCTCCGGACCCTGCCCATACACCCACCCGCACTCGTCGTTCTCGTACATGATCTCGGCGGCCATGCTCGCCGCG